CCACCCGTTAGGGACAGACCTCAGTTTACAACCAAGGTCCGAGATCGTACCACTGCTTAACAAGGCCTTTCGCAAGACGGAACCTAGTCCGGTTAACAAGGGGAATAGAGTTATACTCCCCGAGCTCCCGTTCCAAGATCCATCCGCGAATCGCTTTAAGCCTTGCACGGTCTTCTAGGGCCCGGAATAAACCGGTCCTCAATAACGACGCGCCAATGGCGCTGAGGGTATCATCCCTCTTCTTCATTGACCAAAGAGAAGCTAATAAATAGCCCTCCGTGTCATCATAACGAGTTAGACTCGTCTCAGCAAGGAAAGCGTAGAAGTACCCTTCGTACCCTTGGGTACGTCGGTTCTGCGCCGCCCTTATGGGGGTTGCTTCATCAAAGTTTGAAATGAAGCCACCGTCTCCCTGCCCTTCAGGTATCCGCAGCCGTAAGGCCGCAGGCACATGTTGGACGAGGAGGTCAAACACAGGACGTAATCTGGAATCACAGCCGTAAGAATTCCGGCGGTGAGCCATTCTACGAACCGCGTTTGCCAACCGATACACGGACTGAAGTGATGCCACCCTATCTTTAAGATAGATTGGCTTTACGTCGCTACCCAAGTAATAATGGGCTCCGCAGCTCTCGCGAAAAGGAGAGTCGATGTGACTCTTCTTAGCATTAATGCGAAAGCCGTAGAATTCCAAACACTTGGCGAAGAGCGGGTAGGCAGCCGCCGGCAATATGACGTCATCACCGTAGGCGCTCACACCTCGGGTATTTAAACCGAGGTACTCTGTGCAGCATAAAGCTACCGCATAGAAAATGAGCGATTCCAGCTGAAAAGTGAAGCCGTTCCCCATACTGGAGAACTTCTCCCACTTCAAGCTGACTCCACCTACCTTACCGTAGTGAGATCGACATGCGTCCAGAAGATGGAACCATCGTGGGGGGAGTAATTCCTCCACTACGGCACCAGCTATGGAATCGCTAGCGCTGCTCAAATCGATCGTCGCGAGGAAGTTAGTTAAACTACCCTCCTTCGAGAGATTTTGATTTTTGCTTTGCCAGCGCAAGTCGACACCACGCCTCCGTAGCCTTTTCCCAATCATTTCGCCAGCTGAGCTTTGGAACCAGAGGTTTATTCCTGGCTCCACGGCGATAACTCGATTGGTCGAGGCGTCCTTCGGCACAGTGATCACCTTATTCCCGGTTTCATACGTTGGAAACGTATTCTTCCGGAGTATTCTACTCCACGCGGGGTAACATACCTCGAGCGTTTCGAAGGGGATAAGGTCGTACAGATCACGTGTTATTCCAGTTTCACACTGGAACTTTTTGGCTGGACTGGCGTCTCTACGCTTTATCAGCGTAGTCGCGCCAGGGCCCCAGTCTGGCATCATGAAGAACTCTTCGGCATCAAAGTCGCCCAGGATCGAGGATATTTTTCGCACGACTGCATCATGCAGTCGAACGACGATACCGCGATAAAGCGGGTCGTTACCCAAGTTCCTAAAACGACGATTAGTCTGCTTACACAAAGCTTCAAATTCATGAAACTTTGTCAACGCCACCAGGTCTAGGTCCCGGTTCATCTGAAGACCAGTGAACTTGGACAGAAACTTGGTGGCAGCGTAAGCATCCCGGCAGGCCTGCATATCTCTATACAGGTTAGGATTGAACTCAAGTCCCGCTATCTGCTCATGCTCCATATTTCTATAGAGGATGGCGACGGTAAGGGCTCGAGGACAATCAAGGGACTGAAGATACTCCATGATCACCTCGGATTCGAAACCCGAGGCTACACGGTAGGACAGGGCTCCTTTAAGGAAGCCTTTGGCATGCTTCTGAGAAGACACGTCATAACTCCTTTCGTGTGGTTTCGCGACCTTTTACGTCTTACTGACCGTAAACGGTCTCCAGGTTCCAGATTGCTTGCTTCAGAGGAGACGCCGTCGCAGTGATAGGCGTCCCATCCGTTGCTTGCACTCCGTCCAGGAACGAGCACCTTACCAGCGAAAAGAAAGAAGTCCGCTGGGCGAGGGTACTACGCTCGGGCAGAAACCACTCCGCCTTGTACATGAGCTCGAAGGCTTTCGTAGGAGCCGGGAGAATCCCGGACGCCGACGAGTCGCCGTTGGTCTCGAGTACAGGGAAATGGAGCATGTGCGTGACCTTCGACACGCGGCTATCCTTGGTAGGAGGCCGAATGCTGAGGGTCATGCTGACCGCGCCGACGTAAGCCGTGGCGGCACGATCGACCCACCGAGCAACCCCGCTCGAAATCCGTTCGGGGCTGAGAGTGGTGTCATCTGCTACCGTGGCCGACGTCGTCGCAGGGTACAACGTCGTGTCCAGGATAGTAGACAACTTCACTGCTGCAAAAGCAGACATCTTGTGAAGACTCCCTAGTAGAACTGAGGATGTAGTCTGTCCTCCTACTTGAAAACAGTCCGGAGAAGAGCCAGACCGTTGAGGGCGTGGTCGATCGAGGCTAAACCATTCTTAAGGGACGGGAAAGTTTGACGCGGGAACGTCGCGAGACGCACCCGATCCAATCTAACCGTCTCCCTAGAATAGTCGCCGTGATCGATTACCGTCAACGACGGATTCAAAGGACTGCTTCCAGCGTAGTCGACTACGGATTTTACCACCTCTCGCGTGAAGCGGGTACGGGACCCCTCCAGAAAAGCAAGTCCATCCCAGGAACTTAAAGTCTCCAGGAATGGACCAACTGGAAGGAACCAGTCCACGACAAACGAGAATGGTAGAATTTCCCAGACAAGATTAACTGGGTTTGTAAAACCTGTTTGAGCCAGAAAAGACTTGAGTGGGTCCTGGATCTTATATCTTACGGTCAGTTTGCACTTGGTATTACCACTGGCGAGATATCGCCCGCGGGCACCATATGCACTCAGATTACGTAAGTTATAGACGCCAGTTCCTTCCGTTCTTGCTGTCCCAACAGCTGTCACCACACGAACGAAGTCCTCGTCCTCATTGAATACGGACAAAGACTCGAAGGCACCGTGGATATCATGAAGAAGGGGTTTCCAACCGTACTGCAGCTCTAGCCAATTTTGGGCCAGACTGTTAGTAGCGGAGGGTCCCTTCCCGCGAAACCGTGGGTTCCTTCCAGCAAAAAGCCTGTTAGCGGCTAAAGTAAGGTTTCCCTTCTTCAGAGCGGTAACAGATCCCACAATTTTGCTCGCCGAGCCGGCGATCAATCTCGTGAGCTGACCTATCTGGGCGAAGTCCTGTGCAAGGTTAGCATCAATTTGCACATTCATCCGCTTAATAAGGTTACTTATTGCTTTGTTCTCAGCTAGGTCATTGTGACCTAACTCAGGTGGTGCGGCGTACACGTTGCTAAAGGCATCGACGAGAATGGAGTATTCCCCACTCGGACTTAGTACCTGGCTCTGTACTAAGACGTCAACGTCTAAGTGTTCGATGAAAACAGTATGCGGGTTAACCGGATACTGCCTCTTCTTCAAGCTCTTAAAACCAGGTGTCCTAACGCCGGTCCAGGTCCGTCTATAAAAAGGCCGAAGAAATAAATTGAGGGTTTGTGACCCGTTTATCTCGACGATCTGCTTATAAGGGATCTGGATGACTTCAGGACTCGGTCTTGGAGCCGAAGACACCGAACGCAACATGGTCGAACGCCTCGAAGAAATCTGAGGCGCTACAAGCCGGCGAAGCTTTGCTAAAGCCGGCTGGTATAAGGCGTTTGACGAGACCCAATACGACGCGGAGCCCTTACGGGCTAAACGCGCACGGAATCTAATCATGGCCTTGAACATCTGGCCTTTAACTCTCCTATTGATCGAAAGGTAGAACCTTGGAGCAGGCCCATCGACGACGCGAATACTCAAAACAGGAAGTTCCCTCGCGGGAACCCACCCTGTCAGAGCACGAACGGAATCGCGGGATATCTGCTCCAGTCGGAACACCTCGAAATCATTGAGAGAGCTTTCGACCAGAGGTCCGCTGCCCAGCAAGGCAGCATACTCTGGATGCTGGCTAAAAAACGACGAGTAGCTCACGGATGGAGTTTAACCATTCGCGAAACTCGCCG